TCGTAAATTTCCGTGGCTTTTTGTGTAGTTAGCCAAGGAGGAGCGGAGTACTTAGCAGGGTCACTAAAGTATGCTGAACCTGCTATCAGGTCACCTATCTTTGAGTTGTCGGTTAAAACTATTCTAGTCCAGTCGATGCCATCAGGGGTGTTAGCAACAAAAACTAAAGTCTCTACAGGGTCGTGCATAAGATATCCTAGTTAGGTAGTATTCTACTGTGAATCCTAAGATATATTTTTCCGTCACGAATTTCAACCGCTTTAATTGGAGTTTTGATAGTAACTCTGTTTTGGTTCCCAGGGCTGGTCTCCTCTACGAAAACCTCAGGTATCTTTGAGATATCTTCTTCAGGCCCGAATGTGTTTGTGTTTTGATGGAAAAACTTCACTAAGTCTCTTGTGTTCATTCTTGTCTCTCGTTTCTTATTTAACCTATGCTTAGGTTAAAAAGGAAGGGTAAAAAAGTAAAGGAACAGTGTCAAGGTTATTGACACCGTTCCTTAAAAAGTCTATGCAGCTTCGGCGTACTCTATCGCCTTGTTCATAGCCCTTTGCTTGAGGGAGGCACGGTTACCGAACCATGCGTTATGGAGGGAAGCGTCACGGTCATGACCCCACTTATGGTCAACCACAAACGTAACAGCATTCATAGCCCCCCACCAAGTACCTTTAGAGGACTTGAGGGCAGCTCCGGGCTGTTCATCTATAGCTTGGTGCACCATGCTAGGGATACGCTTAAACTCATCAACCATAGATTGACGGGTAGCGATGGCGCGAGTGTCACTCATCGTTTCTATTTCCTTCTGGGCTTCTAGTAAGTCCGGTTGAAACAGGTCAGCGATGTAAGTAACGACTGAGTTTTTGTTAAACTTCTTAGAGCTAAGAAACTCTGCGCTTTCTTTAAACTCTTTCATTCTCTCACCCGCTAGGCCGAGGGCTTCTTCAGCTGCACCGAAAACCTCACTGTCTAAGGCTTTAACATGAGGCATCTTAAACCCTGCTCTAGTGCGGTCAGCTAGAGCCATGGTCAACGTATTGTTACAAACTACGCGAATGGGTGTAAACCGTATCTCATTAGACTTACCCCACTTATGAGACACGCTCACTAGTAGGTAGCCCAGTACACGGTCGTCGCCAGGAAGGGTAAAATCTTTACTGACGTTAGCTAAACCCCACACCTGCTCGCCTCCTTTGAGAGAGCCTGCAGTTTCCATGGTCATTTGGCCAGCGTCGGTAAACTTTTTGAAAAATTCAAAAGCGTCCCTGTTTTGACTGGGTACGAATCGTTTACCACATGGGCCAAAGGTTTTGTTATCGCTGTCCCTGACTAACACGTAGTAGTCCTCTACACCGATTAAATCGTTAGAGGCGTTTACGTCGGGGTCCGCGTGTGTAAATAAATGACGCTTACTTACTGTCCAATCAAGCTCAGCAGCAATCAACATTTCTTCAGGCGTTAGGTTATCCTCAACCTTAACACCTAGGCCATGCCAAGGTACTTCTCCAGCATAAGCCATTGTTTCTACAGCAGCAACCATAAGTTTCTCCTTTCTTTATTTAGTAGCGGTTAGCTGTATGCTTGGCCTGTAACTACTAAATATAAGGTTATGATATATTGGTTAACTTAAGAGTATAGGATAATCTTAAAGAATATTAGCAACAATGTCTAGCCAGTCTTCAAAGGTTATCACAGCAGTTTTTGTTAAATCTTTTTCACCATTTGTTAGAACGTAGAGCGGAAGACAAACCCTGATTGGCTGGTGGTTGTATTTCCATATCAGAATAGGGATAGTTTCTCCACAGGCAGCTGTTACTTGTTCCCACCACGCTTCTTTGTACCAGTTGCCGTTGTGATATCTTTTACACTCTATGGTGTGTTTAGGGATATTAAGATCGCCGAGATCTTTTTCTTGATACTGCTCTAGGTTCCTTTTGACTTTGTAATCAATTCCTTTTTCTTCAAAAAATGTGTTGAGTCTACTCGCAATATCTCTTTCGAAACTTGCACCCTTGTTTCTTGAATTTATTTTTCCCATTACTTTTTATTCTTTATCAATCTGATGTTTTTGAGTGACATCCAATCACGCATCAACTCATTAAGGGTTTTAACATTCGCATCTGGGAACTCTTCTCTGTAGCTTTTGTAGACATTATTGTATTCTTCAAGACCTTTATAGTAGTTACCGTTGCCTAGTTTACAGAACCGTATGATCTGCCAAATTCTCTGTTTAGTAAGACCATACTTCAGTCCGAGATCCTCCAGTGTAGTGTGGCTGTTTGTGTAGGTCATGTGGACATTAAAGTATAGATCTTTTAACTCACGTCTTGTCATTAAAATAGTCCTCGTAATGTAAAACATCCCCCCAGTTCTTACCTATCTCTGCGTCTACTTTATTAGGTACTTTTAATTCAACGCAGTCTCTCATAATCTCTATGGCTTTTTCACAATCTTTCTTATCGCTTACAGAAATATTTAACTCGTCGTGCACTTGAGTATGTGCTAAGAACCCTTCCTTAGCTAAGTCGACCATGGCTTTTTTAGTCATATCAGCAGCTGAACCCTGTATTAAACGGTTCATTGCTTTATAGGTGTAGGCTCTTTTCAATCTACCGCCATATTCATCCATGGCGCGTTCTAACGGTAACGGCAGCTCCCTGCGGTCAAACGGTTCATAGAGGTTAAATCGACATTTACGGCCCAATAAGGTTTTAACAAAACCTCTGTTAGAACCCATACGAGCCGCAGAGTCGCGTAGGCCACGGATAAACGGTACACGCTCGTGATACTGGTCAAATAATATTTCAGCCTCCTCTGGACTGATTCCTAGCTGAGTGGTTAGCTTATCTTTACCCATACCGTAGCTCAGTCCTAGGTTGATAATCTTAGCTTCCTTACGACTTATGTTAGCCATGTCCGCTACAATCTGGTGAAAATCTGCGTCATCATAGGCATACTCCATAGCGGCTTCTTCCGCACCCTCCTGCTGAGTAAGAACAGAGTAATGAACCGTAAGGCGAGGTTCTTGTTGAGAGTAATCAAAACACCCCCAATGAGAATCTTGTTCCGGTATAAAAAGACTGCGTATCAATTTACCAATCATAGGATCACGTGCAGGAACTTGCTGAAGGTTAGGGTTAGAGCAACTGAACCTCCCTGTAACTGTGCCTCCGTTATCAGATCTTAGCGGGTGTAGCTCACCGTGTATTCTACCGTCAACAAGATGCTCTAGTATCATCTTATCTATAAATGTGGTTCTGGCTTTGTTAAGTTTTCTAGCTTTGGCAATAGCCATGGGAAGTTTATGGTCGTGTTCCTCTAACCAACTAGCGACAAAACTAGGTGCCTGAGTCTTAGGTGTTTTAGGGTAGTCTAGACCAGCTCTGTCAAAAACTTGAGCTAGCGATTGAGCTGCCCATAGGTCAGGTTCTACCCCGTACCACCGTTTAATTTCTTTTGTTATTTTATTCTCTTCTCTTTGTAACTGCTTCTTTACCTGATCAGCTTTGTCTACGTCTATCCTCACCCCCATGCTACGCATGTTTATGAGTATAGGTATGAGAGAAGTTTCTAGTTTATAGATGTCTGCAACGTCTTCTGTTGACACACCCTCTTTTAATATTTGCCATAGTCTATAGGTCAAGTCAGCATCTTGCTCTGCGTAAGCTCCTACATACTTAGCCTCTAATTTATACATCTCAGCCTTGGGGTTAACACCAAAAGCCTGTGCAGCTTCGTCCAGCATAGACTCATCTTTTTCTTCACTGAGGTATAACTTACCCAGCGTATTCAAAGAGTAGCTGTACTGGTTCTCATTCAGTAGAGGCGCAGCCATCATGGTATCGTGTATAGTTCCACTTATCTCGTAACCTGCACGCTTTAACCACCCCACATCGTACTGAGCGTTGTGGAATATTTTTTCGCTAGGAGCGTCTAACTGTTTTTGAAACCATCTACGGACCACCTCCCCATCTAAATTGCCGCCAGCTGTGTGCGCAATAGGAAAGTAGCCCTTGTATCCTTCAGTAGCTACCGCTATACCTATGATATCTCCTCTGTCCTTGAACGCCCACCCTGGACCATGAGACATGAGCCACGGGTCACAAGTCTCTAAGTCAATGGCTAACTCTTTTACGTTAGTCAGGTCCGGGAAAGAGGTCGGTGGTTTCCAGTCAGCCTCGGGTGGGAATAATAGTTCTTGAGTCATTTACGCTGCAGCCTCCCTACACATATTTTGTTTACCGAAATAACACCACTTACACTTGAACTTAGAAGGGTTGGCAGGAAACTCTTCAGCTGTAGTCATAGTGAGTGCTCGTTGATTAAGTCTTTCTTGTTTAGCTTTTATGCTTTGTGGTGTGTAGATATACCTATCTATTTTACCATGGTCTAAGTACCACATTTCTGTCTGGATACTTTCTAGCTCTGGGTAACGGCTTAGTGCTACAGCACCGTAAAGCTCACACTGCTCTCTGTGTGTTTCTTGATTACCGTCGTATCGACCTGTCTTAAAATCAATAACACGAGCCTCCTTGGAGATTCCTTCCTCGTACACAAAGGCGTCTACCTTAGCTCTACCCCATGTATCCTCTTCAAACCAACCAGTTTTCTGCCAGTTTTTATCTACAGCCCAGTCACTTTCACAAAACACATGGCCGTGAATATACAAGTCTCTTAGAACTTCAAACGCCTCTTCAAACTCTTTGAGCTGAGAGGGCATCTCTTCGTAATTACCTCTGATATATTCTTCACAGAGTTTGTGCATATCCTTTCCTCTATCCATTGCTGGACTTCCAGGTTCTTTTATCTTTTTGATAAACTTAAACTCTGCTTGTTTAGGGCACTTTTCAAAACAGCTTAGTCGGCTGTAAGACCATTGTTCAATCATGACTACTCCTTATTCACATTCGTCTACTAAACCAATCCCAGCATACTTTTCTCCAGTCGCTGGCTTCACACTTGGCTATTTCTAGTATAGCTTCTTTCTGTTCGTCCAACTTCCAGTGCCACCAAGCGTCCTGTATAGGTACGGCTACATCTGAGAAAAATGGTTCACTGTATTCAACCTCTTGAAAGGGAGTCCTGCCCAAGAATTTTAATAAGTCTAAGTCCCATTCCTCTATCGTAGTATTCACCATTGGGTAGTAAGTATGGTTAGTGATGTACGGATTTGAGTTAATGAGATCTTTCATTGTGAAAAAATCAAACGCATCGATTTCTGAAAACTTGTCCACTAGTTTATTAAACACATCTGTGTAGGCGTGGTAGTTATCACTCACTTGATAATATTTACCGACATCCACACGCAAAGCTCCAGCCATGTACTCTTGCAACATTGACATGTGCACAGCGTTAGCCCCGTAAGCTCCCCAGATGATATCGTTTGACCTGTTACAGACCGTCATCTGTAGACGATTTTCTGCATCAATTTTGAAGTAAATAGTTGTGTTGCACGGTACGTCTTTGCCGTCTCTATCCAAGTCAGACACTACGTCCCACATCTGTAAAACACAGCGTCTATCTGTTGGGTCTTCTTTTAGTCTTTTTATGATTATACTGAGTTGGTCTATAGACTGATCATTTGTCCGGTCTGTCCAGTACTCTCTCCATCTCCAGCCATACGCTCCCCACAGAGTTTTACCATCATCGCTGTACCGCTTCATACCCTTGTTGAACTGGTAGACATAGTCCAAGTCATGTCTGCCGCCAAGCATCCACAAGCTCTCCATAAAATGAAAGAATGGGTTAGCGTCTCTCTGCTCCCAAAACAGCACTCTTTCTTGTGGTCTATGATATACCGTAGTGACGGGACACTCAGACTCTCTCACTTGACCGTTCCTACTGTCTCTGGTTATACCGTGAACCTCGAGAAGTTCTAACCCTCTGAGTAGAGCATCGTGTACGTTTCTTACCTCAATTACTTGCATTTTCCACCCCTTCTTTATATGCTTTTTTCCAACCTACAACCACGTCCTTACGAGGCAAGCCGTTCCAAGCTGTTTTAGTTTGTTTTTCTACCACCTTTACACAGGTTGGGTGAAGCTCATGCAACCTTTCCGCTCCTGCGTTATGTACATCTATCGTTCTCCATTCACTACAGCCACCGTCTGCATTAGAAGATTTTTGGCCTTGTGCGTAGTAGTAACTTACCTTACACGCTTTGCCTCTTCTAAGAAGCTGTAAAGAAATATCAAAATCCTCCATTACCTGTGTTCGGCCCCACTCTACATCAGAGGGGAAGGCGTCAAGGTTATACCCCAGCACTCGCATATATCTGGTGTTTTCAACCGATAGAGTCTCTACACGATTATTACCTTCTCTAGCACTTACCCCAACATGAGCGTATCCTTGATCCATCCACTCGTCTAGTAACCCGAACAACGCAGGATATTCACTAGACTCTAAATACCTCAGATGCCAGTCTGTCGGGCTTTTACGAATATAAAAACGAAGGTCATCATCTAACATGACGATGCGTGGATCTTCTGTGTTCTCTACTATGTACTTCCTCTTTGGACCTATACCTGTCATCCCTTCAGGAATAACCATCTTGGGTGTGTCTGGGTATTTATGGTACTGGTCCAGTTCATCTGGGTCTACGACTAGAACCACAGACCCGTCAGTTTGCATACTTTTAGGGAACCAGTTTAAGGTCTCCTGATTATATGCTCGACCTCTTGTGGGGATGTATATCTTCATTACTTTTCTCCTGTGCTGCCGAAACCGCCTTGGTTTCTTTTAGTGACACCGCTAAAATCAAGAACAGGTAACCAGTGCACATGTACGACGGGCATTACCACTAGTTGAGCTATTCGTTGTCCAACCTTCACGTGAAAAGGTTTGTCTCCATTGTTTGTTAGCGGCACAATCAATTCACCCTGATAGTCTGAGTCTATGATACCAAGCGTATTGGTTAGGTGTATGTTTTTTATGCCCAAACTAGAGCGAGGAACCAACAGGCCACAGATACTTGGGTCATTTAAAAACACAGCTATCCCTGTATGGAATTTATGTGAACTTCCGGGTTTGAGAATAAACCCCTCGCCTGATCGTAAGTCTAATCCTGCAGACCCTGCGGTAGCATACTCAGGTAATATTGGGGTGTCACACTTATCTGGTAACCTTGTGTCAATTAGCTTGACTTCTATTTTACTTTGCATTTTAGTTCTCTTTTCTTGTTGATGGAAACTCAGGTTGGTCTGGGAACATAGGTTCAGTTGGTTCTTCTTCCCCTTTTACCAACCGATTTTTAGTTGTATAAGACTCAACTAAAAGAAGATACCTTCTTAGATCTCGTATGTCGTCTAGTATCCCTGTGTCGCTGGAATCTTGAGAGATTGTGTGGAATATATCCCAACCATCTTTTTTAACCTGATTCTCAATCCTATCCCATTTACGAGCCAGCATCATAAATGCGCCTACCCCACCACGGTCACGCCAGCTGTCTCCATAGCTTTTTTCTGCTTTCTTCAATTTTTGTACATCTATATCTGCCAATGATTGAATGTCTCTAAAATTTGCTGGCATACTTGTCTCCTTTGTATTTATATTTTGCTCTGGGTCGGCCTTCCCCTAGCCTTACCCTTTCATACTTATCGTATTCACAGAGGCAGTGTTCAATATCTCTCATCTCTAGTCCGTCTATCCAATATGCCAGATACCTGAGGTGGTCTTGCATATTCTGCTCAGTAGGATAGGTCTCGATTTCTGTTGAGAGGTCTAATAAATCTTTCATCTCTTCTGTTAGCTGATGGGTTTTGATAGTTTGATTGACGGGCCTACCGTGTATTCTGTTCAACCCTCTCTGAGCTCCTGGACCTGCATTAGCCCACGAGTATATATCGTCCGCGTTTTGTAGGTGTATGGTCCATCTTAGATCAGTAACTACCTCATAAGCCATAAACCCACTAAACCCAGCGTATGGCAGATATTCTCTCCAAGACTTTTCTAAGGAGTCTCTATGTAGTGTGGGTTGGTTTTCATAGAGTGGGGTGAGTATCTTATCCACAGTCTGTTCCACTTTAGTACCGCCCAATGTACCAGTGAGCATATACGCCCCTGTGTAGACCTTATCTCCTCTATCCATTCTTGCCTGCATTATAGACTTGACTCTTTCAGGCTCCCACTCTTCAGGGAACCCTATCTCCTCTAGTGTTTCTGGCCAGTTAATTTGACGAGCTACCGCCATAGAGAACGGTAGGTTAGGATGATCCGCGTAAGGCTCTCGCCAGTTATCCTCTATCCATTGAGTGACTGTATCTAGTTCACGGAACACGTTACAAAAGCTATAGGTCTGAAGTATCTCATCATCAGTCCATGGCCAACTGTGGCCTTCCTCGCGTTTAAGGTATATTCGGTGTCTTTCATTTATGTAGTAAAAAAACCTTTTTAAATTTTCCTGTACCATGAAGGTATCTCCCTTTTAGTCCATTGGGCAAAATGCTTCTCACCGTTATAGTAATTACGATAAGCTGTAACAGGGTCGTCAGTAACTTTATACTGTTCGGGCATACATTGTGGATGTTGTTGTAGCCCTTTACTTTTTATCAAAGGAGGAGGTAGAGACTTAACTATGTCAGCTGATTTATGGTTAGCTGACCTACCGTACCGCCAGCAAAACTCCTCATTTAAACGTAAGGCTAACTCCTTGAGCCATAGCCAGTTATCGAGACTAGCTCCAGACCATAGGGTACACGGGTGTTTGGCGTGTACTGGCTTATACGGGGCAGTCTGGTTATTAGACCACAAGGCGGTACAAAGCATTTGAGCAGACTCTAGTATCATCTTTGATACGTGCTTATCGCAGTGTACTTGGGCACATAATTTAGGGGTAGAGTCTAGTTTAAATATATTCATTTGCGTTTAGTTTACTTTACTTGTAAAGGGAAAGTATAGGAATTTTGTTAAAAATTTTTGTCACAAACCTGTCCTAAACGTCAAACTAATTCTTCTACCTGACCCCTCTATAGGTGGTACTGAATGGGTAGTCTTCATCTGAGAATGTCCATCAAACAATATGGCGTCACCATCCTCCATGATGTAGTTATATTCTTTCACCCATTTACTGGGAGTCTTGGTATCACTAGTGTTGGTGTGCTTCTTTACATTGTACTGATACTCTCTAAAGTTAATCAGTCGAGGAGCACCGAAAGAAACGCTCAAAACAATATCATCAAGTGTAGGAACTGTGTCAGAGTGGTGGGGTATCCACTCTTCTCCTGTTTCATACAGACCGCAAAGGCAGAAAGTAAATTTTAAGTCTCTGCCCAAAGTTTGATTAACGTATGCTTCTGCGACACTTTTTTCATGAAGTAGTTGAGTGGTCCATGGTTCAGGTTCGTATTTTTTACCTGCATATTCAAATGCAGACGTACCATAACCCTTTGTTTTTCTACCTTTGACCACCTCACCGTTAAACACCCTGTGAGTGGGGTTATCCCAACTGAATATTTTAGGGTTGTGACCAGTAAAAAGACCTTTAGTAAATTTAATCATACAAATAAAAACTCCTTGCGTGTCTTGCCTCTAACTAAATGCAGGTTGTTTTTAGTTCTTGTGACGCCTACATAAAATGCCCTGCATTCATTATCAGGGTTTTTATACAGCTCGTCCCATGTTTTAGTGGCTAGGTCTGTTAATAGCACAACGTTCTCACACTCACCGCCTTTAGCTGCATGTATAGTGTTCAACCTGATCTGGGAAGACATAAGTTTTTCACCGTGTCTAAGACATGAAATCACATACTCCCTTTGAGTATTACCGATCAAATCAAAACACTCATGCCATATGCTATCAACCAGTAGGCCATGGTCTTGCTTCAACTGAAATAGGTTGAGGGGCATGTCGTCTTGTACGGTTTTAAGAGTTTTATACCCTCTTTTTACACCTCTATCAACCTTCATATAGTTATAGATTTTTCTTATTCTGCCAGCCTCTATAGTTTTTCCTTTACGAAGATTTTCCCAATCCCTTATGGCGTTTATCAATGTCTCAGACACAGAGGGTTTATTACCTTTTAGATAAACACGGCCATTAACCTTTAGGTGTTCTTCTACAGCGTTTAACAGGTAATTGTTTCTAGCTAAAAATAACCAGTCCCCCTTACTTATGTCTACATGCTCAAAGTTGGTGTGGTAACTAACTGTTCCTTCCTCTTCCTTAGGTTCCCAGACTTTTTCTTTTCTGTTACCTATGCGCTTTACGATTCCTAACGCAACGTCGTGCACTTTCCTAGGTACACGATAAGATTGTTTCAAATACGTGTTGTCACCCTTCAAGTTGATAAAATGTTCGACGTCTGCGCCAGCCCAACGATAAATAGCTTGATCATCATCGCCAGCTATGTATACATGCTCAACATTTTCAGCTAATTTCTGTATACACCGCCATTGAAGAGCAGATAAATCCTGTGCCTCGTCAACTATCAATACCTCTAAATTAGGTGAACCTCTAGACTGTAGAAACATTTCTAGCATGTCTGTGTAGTCTATTAAAAAATTAGCTTCTTTGTAGTTCTTGTAGTTTTTGATGAACCAATCAAAATGCATCCATGAAATGTTTGAGTTAGAGTTATTCCACTGCTCTCTAAATCCAACACAACGGTTTCTTGACATGTTTTCTAAAAATAACATGGTGTCGCCTTTACTAGTCAAGGCTAGTAAATTTTCACCATCCCAAGCTGAGCTAATTCTTTCACCAACACTCTTACTGAACTCTCTCAAGTTACCTCTATCCATAACGTCACTTCTAGAGAGTGACAGCCAGTGGTAACACAAAGAGTGTAGTGTTCTAAAATAGGTTAACTCTTCAACATCGTAGTCAAACTTTTCTATAGCTCTGGTTAGTGCCTCGTTTGCTGCTTTTTTAGTAAACGCCACATATCCTAGCTTTTCAGGTCTCACACCCGAGTCTAAGAATTGCTCAACTTTGTCTAAAAGATACGTGGTTTTACCAGTCCCAGGTGGACCAAGTACCACGTTCCACGTCACAGAGTTTTCTCCTGAAAATCTTTAGCTTCTAGACTACCCTCGTCTTCTCTGTACTCAAACTCATCTATGTACCAGACATTAGTCCCTCGGCCTTTAATATTAAAAAACTTATGATTGGCCTTGAGGTCTCTCAATTTAGAGGCGACTCGGTTAGTCTCCATGTCTGTGAATCTATGCTTGACTAAATACTCTTTAAGGTCTTTGATTCTAAAATATGTTTTACCATCTTCTGTGTACGGTTTACCTAGGAGTATCTCATCTCTTGTATTAGCTTGAGCCATGTCAGTACAGAAAGATTCAAGAAGTTCCATAAACTGGCCTTCTATAGTTACGTCCTCACTAACCTCAATAACCTCCATACCACTATCCATCAAAGTCTGTATGAGATTTTGCCAAGCTCTATCGTTCATGCGTGGAGGCATCATATTGAGTAATTCCATGCATGCACGCTGAAATTTTAGCTGATTTTGGAGCTGTTCTGTATTTAACTCAAGGCGTTTATCGTTAATAGATAAGAACCAGAGTGGTGGTTTTGTGTCTAGTTTAGATAAACTAGAAAAAGTAGGTATAGTGTTACCACCACCCACACCGAACTTACACATCCTACACTTAGACACATTACAGAATGATTTGATAGGCTCGTCACTACACTTGTAGTTATAGTCTTTCTTCTTTAACGTGCTTATCAAAGTAAGCACCTCTTGAGCAGGTAGAGGAGGGTGAACGTACTTACGATTGTACTCCTCTATCTCAGTTTCCCAATTTTCAGGGTCTGACTTTTTAAGGTAGACTCCTACATTAAATAAACCGTTGTTTCTTGTACCTTCAGGAAACCCCTGCTCTAACAAAACCTGAAGGCACGGTGGCCCCTCTAGCATGTCGTTTACTATCGGGACTTCTAGCCCTATTAATTCTTGATGGCTTATACACCGCTTTTCTACAAACTCTATGAACTTAGTCAGTGTAAGAGCTTTACCTTTAGTATCAAAACCATATCTCAAAGACTCATCTCCTTCGAAATATGGCATGTTAAGCCAACTACCTATGTCACCTCGCTCGACTAAAACTTCTCTTTGTTTAGGGAATATCTCTACTCCCCCGTAACCCAGTCCTGCTGCTATTTCTCTTAATTTATCCTGCATGTCAGCAGCCGGAACTTTTTCCCTAAGGAAACAAAAAACATGTGCACCACCGCTTTTACTACGACAAACCACCAGCGGTAGTTTAAATTCTTCTATCTTAGCTACTAGCTTTTCTAGGTCTAGTGAGTAGACATCTATGTCTATAGCTCCCCACTTGACTGAATTTTCTTCGTCTATCGGTATGACCCCTAGACCCTCTACCCCTGCTACATGGTCTTGCCAATGTTTTAAACTGGCCCCAGCAGTTTTAATTGTTTTTGCTTTTCCTTGTGTTTTCTGTCCTAGCGAAGCACTTTCTACTTTAAAACTTCCGTGAGCTCGACTCGAGCCATGGAATATTTCATGCAGTTTTTGTGCTATATCCAATTATCACGCTCCGATTTTGATTTGAGTGGAGGTTTCCCTCCACCCATAACACCACTCTACTAAAAAGGAGATTCTTCCTCAGCTTTCCCAAAACTAGCGTCAAAGTTTATGCTTTCTTTGAACTGTTTGGCGGCTTCGTAGAGAAACATCTCTTCGTCACCTAACTGACCCAGAAGCTCAATGTTCCAGCCGAACCAGTTACCGAGGTCATTAGACTCTGGTACTGTAGTCAGCTTGTACTTATGGCTATAAATCGGTGGTGTAAACACCCTACCGTCTCCCGCTTTTACCTTGAGCGTAGAAGCCACTGAGTTCCAAGCTCTCGACTTTTTGAGTTGTGTACCGGACATAGGAATCATCACTGTCTGAAAAGACTCTCCGTCGACAACTAAGGCGTAGTGTGTAGCCGACGTCTGGATATAATTACCGTTCTCTAATACATCCTGATTCTTATCATTCTTAGTGGTCTGTTGAAGTATGGCTTGATCAGTGTGTTGTTTTATCAACCCACCGCCATCTTCTCTAGGTTGCCACTCTAAGTAGTACCTCTTATAAGTAACAGGTATCACTTCACAGCCCTCTTCGCCTTGGAAAAGTTCACGTGTTACCGTGTTAGTTATATCTCCCGCTGCAGAGTCTTTAATGTATTTACCATCACGACTGTTGACTTCAGGGCTGAGTGCCTGTAGTATTTTAAGTCTGGGTACAGTCACATCCTCTGCACCGATATTCTCTAGGCCACTACCAGCGTCCTCTTCGAACACGGACAAGGCTGTTAAGGCTGTAGAGGATTTCTCTGCTACTTCGTTAGTTTTTTCTTCGTTAGTTTTTTCTTTGGTCATTTTGTCACCTTTATTTTTTGCCCTATGTAGACGTTAAAGGTTTCTAAAGGCAGGGCGACACCTTTTTCCACCTGCTCCTTGACAGTAGCTTTGAGAGTCATGGGTTCTACCCACTTCTTCTGTACGAGGTCGTGTCCTTCCTCTTGAAGCTGTGTCATGAGTTCTTGTGCAGCATCGTTTTCTTCTCTACCGAAACTAGCCGATACTGTATTCTTTATAATATCTCCTAACTCGTTTTCCTGTAGCCATTTGAAAGCTGCATCACGAGTCTCGTCTGTTATTCTAGCTGAGTAATAACTCGTAACAGAAAGGGTTGTACCATCTGTCAGTTTTATTTCACTGAGTCCTTGCTCTAGGAGCGCGTTAGGGAGCGTGTCCTCACTTAATTTTCTAAGTTCGTCTTTCCTAATTTTGAGCTCTGACTCTAGATGTTCTATTTGATCTTCCATTTGTGTCAGCTTTCTACTAAGCTGACTAATGTTAGTCAGGTCATCTACTTTTATGTCTGACTGACTCTCTTCTTCCATCTTATCTAAGATGCTCATATAGTTACCTCCAGCGGATAGTATTTGTATTGACGGTTATCCCACTTTAGGAATTTTACACGTCCTTGGTTATATTCGGCAGCTACAGCGGTGCATACGCCTATCGCTGCAGGATCCCCTATAGGTAGTAAAAAGTCCTCGTCATTAAAAGTTTTTAAGACTTTCCTTATCGTGCGGATGTTTTCTTCTGGGATCCAAGAAAGGTTAGAACCCTCAGGAAGTATGAAGCAAAAGTCGCCATACTCTTGTGCAGATATGATGTTTTTCTTAGGGTCGGGTTTTTGTACAATATATACTGTTGAATCCATCTCTTGTCTCTTAATTCTTACTAACCTTCTCGATTTTACCTACTTAATATATAGGCGTATATAAAAAGTTAGGCATCAATAGGACGGTGTGCCACTGCCGAGGCTTTCACATAATAGGCGTCACCGTCAACACCTTATCTACTACCCTATTTATTATAAGGTAATTTAATTTTCCTAATACGAACTATGCTTAAATTTTTAAAAACTCTTAATAGGCTAATAGGCCATGGTCAAAAATATATGTAAAACAGTGCGTTGGGAAGTTATTGGTAATCGTATTAGGTGGGTATTAGCTATTAGTTCTTAATTATGCTAAAACATGTATTTATTTTACTACTTTACTATTAGATACTATCTAGAGCCTTATTAAGAAACGAGAAACTTGAACGACTTTATATTCAAAACCGTACCCTATCAGCATCAGTTAGACGCACTAGAAGAATCACACGACAGGAAGGTGTTTGCACTTTTCATGGAGATGGGTTGCGGTAAGTCTAAGGTAGCTATTGATAACTTCGTACACCTACACAGAGAAGGAAACATAAACGGTGTGTTAGTGCTAGCTCCTAAAGGAGTCTATGATACGTGGTTTAGTAAAGAGATACCTAACCACATACCAGACAAAGTAGACCACCACGTAGTCAAATGGTCTAACTCAACTTCTCAGAAAAATATAAAATGCCTTCAAACTTTATTTGAAGAGCCAGACCGACTCAACATATTAATCATGAACATAGAGGCTTTGAGCACGAAAAAAGGCACAAGGTTTGTCACTGACTTTTTATTCAAAAGAAAGTGTATGTTTATAATAGATGAAAGTACAACGATAAAAAATCATAAAGCTAAAAGAACAGTCAATGCTGTAAGACTGGGTAAGTACGCTCACTATAGAAGAATATTGACAGGGTCTCCTGTGACAAAAAGTCCACTAGACTTGTACAGTCAAGCATACTTTCTAGATCCAGCTTTACTCGGGTACAACAGTTATTTCGCTTTTAGAGCTAGATACGCTAATTTAGTTGACCGTTCTGCTAGCGGTAGGACGTTCAAGCAGGTACTAGGGTACAAAAACCTTACAGAATTAAACCAGAGTCTCCTTAAATTTAGCTGTAGAGTACTAAAAAAGGACTGTTTAGACTTACCTGATAAAGTTTATCTTAGAAGAACTATTCAAATGACAGATGAACAAAAGAGGGTATACAAAGAATTACAAAAGCAAGCGAGGGCTTCTTTAAGCAAAGGCACAGTAACAATTACTCATTTGATAACTCAAATCATAAGACTTCATCAAGTTTCTTGTGGGTTTGTTGGTCTTGATGGTGGTGGTGTGGATGAACTACCTAGCCATAGATTAACTGAGCTAATGGAGATACTAGAAGAGACTGACGGTAAGGTTATCATTTGGGCTAATTATAGACATGATATACAAAAGATTCAAGATGAACTTACTCGTGTGTATGGAGAAGAATCAGTAGGAACTTATCACGGAGATGTTACACAAGACCGCAGAGCAGAAGTCATTAATCAGTTTCAAGACCCGGATAGTTCACTTCGGTTTTTCGTTGGTAATACACAGACAGGAGGATACGGCATCACACTGACTGAAGCTAATACAGTTATCTATTATTCAAATAATTACGATTTAGAAAAGAGGCTGCAGTCTGAGGATCGTGCGCATAGGATAGGTCAAACAGATAAAGTCACCTATGTAGATATAGTTTGTGAACGGACAGTTGATGAGAAGATAGTTAAGTCTCTAAGACAAAAACAGAATATAGCGCAGACTGTACTAGGTGAAGAAAAATGGAAAGATTGGTTAACCTAGCCCCCAGCATCTTGTAAATGTTCTTTTTTAGTTTGTCCTCCAGCGACGCCGCCAGTAAAACCACCACCACCTATTGAACCACCACCACCTATTGAACCACCACCACCTGTGCCCGCACTGGTTATCATTGCGTCAATAGCTCTGTCCATAAAAGTTTGAGTAGGTGCGTCATAATCATAAACCATACCAGACTCAACCGTTCCGGGTTGGTTAGGCAAATTTCTAAGAGAACTATCCCACCTTCCTACTATGGCTTCATCCCCTACACCGAATGGAGTAACACTAGAAGCAAAAGGACTACTTCCCAATAATTGTCCACTGTATGTTGGTGGATCTCCTGGACCTAAAGAATCTACAAAAGCCTGAACGCTTTGTTGTGTATCCATTACTGTTGGGTCAACTTGTTGTGCGCTCAAATTATCCATAAAATTGACAACATCTTGTCTTGTATTCATCATGCTTGGATCAATCTCTTGTCTTGGAGCTTTAGGATTCAATAGTGCGCCCGTTATGCCTAACGGATTAACAGAATCGTCCATAAATTTTTCTATAGGTGCTGCTCCTCTGTTGAGAGCATCACCTATTCTACTAGTAACCGCTCCTACTCCTGGTATTTTGTTGACTAAGTCACCTAAATTAGAAAAACCTTTACTAAAAACATTAGCAAATTTTTCACCGAATTTTGGTATGTACCCTAGACCTGTGTAAAGAGCTAAAGCATCTCCGGCTACGTTTGCTGCTGGCCCGATATTAGGATCATATTCAAAAGCACCTATTCCTTCGTTTGCTTGAAAATTAGAATAAGGGTTATAGTTTAGATTGTCCATAAACCCAGCGTTACTGATTGGCATTGGTCCCATGTCTTGGTACGCAAGATTTCCCATTTGACTTTCTGTCATTGGGACTATGCCTGCTTGACCGCTAGTTACAGCAACAGGATTAGCTTGGTCTGTAGCAACTCCACCAGTAAAACTTTCATCCTCTACAGAACCACCACCGTCCGTTGAACCATCACCTGCATTTGGGTTACCAGTTAAGTATGGAAGAAATGTATCCCGCTGCATCGCCATCATTGCTGCTCGATCATCTTCGCCACCTGGATCAGTCATTGCTGGATTTATAAGAGAGTCTAAACCACCTTGACTAGCAGGGCTACGGTTGTACATTCTTATCAATGGGTTGATAGCTGGTACTTGTGGATTAGTCATATCCATACGCAATAAAGGTTTATTGTACGCGGATCCTCCTTGTTGAGGAGCTTCATACACCCTCATAGGCATGCCTGTTCTTGGATCAATTAATTGATCAGTTGACATTTTATTCTCCGTATCCGTATTTTAATGGTACGCCTAAGTTTCTCACCACATGACCGCCTCGATTAAGTGTCGGCCTGAGTTGTTCATCTGGTCCAAACATAATAGATTCCATCGGGGTCATATCAGATTCTAGTGTAGGTTGGTCTACTTCTTCTCTGTAAAATAATCGACCTAACTCTCTCACTGCCCCTCGCACTGCTGGATTTTTCTGCCATTTATCTTTCATTATGACGTTGTATAGTTTGTCGGGGTCGGACAGCAATTGAAGTTGTTTTCTAGCAGCGTTACCACCGTAAATAGTTTTAACTGCTGTAAGAACACGACCTGGAGTTGTAAACAAACCCACATAAGCACGAGCTAAAGAATTTATACTGTTGAGTAAGAAATGATCTTCTTCAGATAATTTTGCTGTTCCTAAATTATCGTATGGTTTTAATTTTTGAGTAATGTCTCCTAGTTGAGACACAAACTTTTTACCGAACCAGACTTCCATAGCGTCCCCATGGTTGTCTAAGTATTGTTCCATTCTAGAGGCGTTAAAAATATCTTGATTAAGTGATCCTCTAGTTTGTGTTTTTTCCATAAAGTCTTTAAAGATATAAGACTTATAAGAATCAAGTAATTCTTGGTTACCGTGTGTTGTGACTGCGTCGAACAGTTCTCTCGTCGGTGTAACTTCACCAGGTTTCCATGTGTCTCTGAATATTAATTCAGGTTTATTCAGGTTCGCAGCTATAGGGGCTAAGTTAGTTGAACTGTTTATTTGATCTCTTGTTTTTGCTAGACTTATTTCATTTTGTTTGAAAGTTCTAGCAAAGGCTTCCGCACTATCAAACTGAGCTAGTTCTTCTTCGGTAAAAAACTTTCGTAAAATCGCACCGTTTCTAGCCATAAAGTTATCAAAGGCGGTTGCTGACTTAGGCTTTAATACACCGCCCTGCTCAGTTAGCACTTTTTCTTTGAACTCGTTTCTTAAACCAGCTTTTAAACCTAATAACCCGTCTGCGTTTTCAGGGTCTAGCAATATCTTGTTTATGTACTCAGGAGAGTCTAATGTACCGTCAGTTCTTTCAGTAATGTTAGAACGGAAAAAATTTACTAAACCTTCGTAGGCTTGTTTATCACCTTGAGCATATTTATCTGCGCTAACATTTTGAATCTTCAACATGTTATTCAAAAGTCTATTGTTAAAGTCTTCGTTTAATTGTCTGTACGAAGCTTCAGCTGCCTCAAACGCAGCTAACGCTCCTTCTCCTCCTTTTTGTTTAAGAGCGTCTCTACGAATACTCAACATACTGTCTCGTATGGTGATTAAGTCATCTACGTTTTTTCCTAGGTCACTTTGTTGTCTTATTATTGATCTAAGCTCACTCAGGTCATTCACAAAAACACTGTGAGGCTTCATTTTACCATCATTGACTGATTTTAAAATAGCCTGTAATCGTTTAGCTTCTCTAGGGTCTGCGAAGGCTTGTTGTCTAACGATGTTTTCCATACGTTTAACAGGCTTCAATAATTTACTGTAGTCGTATGGTTTTATGTTTCCTTTGAATCCTGCTGCTGTAGCGGCTTCATCGTATGCATCGTCTACTTGCTGAAGTGCTGTATCTTTCGCTTGTTGAAAAGTAGCTCTTATACTAGAACCAGCTGTAGCAGGGTCCATGGACCCTTCAACTAGTTCCCCGAATATTCTATCTGACTCAAGGTTTAAGTTTTCTAAATCCCTTTCTGCTTGAACCATTCTAGGGTTAGTATCTAAAGCCTCTTGAGCAACTTCTCTAAACTCCTGTCCTCTTACAGATCTTGCTGCTGCACCACCTTCCTCTCCGACTAACTCCCTAGTTATTCCTTGAGTTTCAAACGGCCCAACAGCACCCTCCATGGCTTCTCGTTCTTGAGCACCATACAAAGACCTAAGTTCTTCTCCCACATCTGTGGCTTTTTCTGCCTCAGCTCTGAGAGCTTGTTCTGCTCCTTCTACTTGACTAGATGTTATGGGTACGCCTTCATCGGCTGCAGCTATCATAACTTGGGGAGAAGTCATTTGAGAAGTATCACCAGATATTTTATTGTATGACTCAATGAACTCATCTTCATCAAGCGGGAAAGCTCTTCCTGGACTCGCCACACCAAAAGCCATTTTAGCCAGTTTAAATAACCCAACGCCACCAATACTGAAGAGAGCTGTCATTCCAGCTTCTTTCATAGCTTGGCCATTTATATCATAGTCTTCTGGTAGATAACCTTGGCTGTCTAGCCAGTTTAAATTCTGTAAACGCCAGACATAAGTCGCTAAAGTTTCAGCTGCCATGGCTCCTCCACCAGCAGCTACGGGATTACCGCCAGTGACGATTCCAGCCGTTAAACCACCAGCTATACCAGCCCCGACTTCAGCAACTAACGGCTCAGCAAACGCCAGCAGTTCTCCTCTATCTATTCCTGGAGGATTAACCACGGTGGGCTGGTTATTATTCAATGGGTCGTTGAATATTAATTCATTCGTGTTGGGTTCTACTCTTACGTTATAATCGTAAGTGGGAGAAATACCATGGTCCTGCGCATAGTTTCTTTGAACCACTCTTTGTACATAGTTCGGGTCGCTGCCTACGTCAGAAGGTAAAAAAGAAATTTGACGGATTATATCTCCCGTAGCACCGCCCGTAAAATCCACACCTGTGTATTCCGCTCTAATTTGAGGTTCAGCAGTCGGTAAGTATTTTTCTATGATGTATGGGTCATCCGCTTTGATTCCGGCTTCTATGGCTTGTTGCTTCCTAAGTCTATCCTCCATAAAAGGCGCGACTGGGGAAAACTGGCTAGGGTTAAACCCTTGCTCAGTCTGAGGTTGGTAACCGAACTGGGTCAACTTTTGTAAGTCTAAGTCTGCTAGTGCTTGTTGTTGGGCTTGTGATGATGCAGCTTGTGACAATAAACCAGCTTCATAGTCGTCTATAAGAGCATCAATATCTATTATATCGTTTTGAGCCATTAGGGTGTTGAGCTCGCTCGTTTAATGTAATCAGATATCGTTTTAAACTCAGGTGAATTCCTTCCTAGTCGATTAGCTAGACCCACAACGTATTTATACTTTGCGTCGTCGTCTGGTAAAGTCATATAGTGTTCATAAACTTGATGAAGTGTTCTCTGGCCATCACCAGAAAGTGCGTCGCCTCCTGGTAACGGTTTGCTAGCAGTTCCTGCTGGAGCAGAAATATTTGTATCAACACCACCGTCCGTGGACACTTGTCTCCTGCTTCGTAGGCGTTCTCTTCTTTGTTCTATAGTTTCTGAACCCTCAGTCGGTGCGTAATCATTATCTTTAGTTACGATATCCCTAAACTGATATTCCAATATTGGAACGGTTCCTTCTCCATCTGGATTTTTCATTTTAGCAGAGCTTAACCGTAAATTAGAATCTACATATTTATCAACATAGTCTATCGCATTAAACTCAAGGTTGTTTAGAAGGGTTCTAAACTCTCTTTCTGATGTGGCGTAGGCACCTGCTCTTGTCATAAATCGTTTAATATCTTCATTGGATATGTCACGACCTTTTTGACCCTCTAACATTGCACTCGTAAGAGCTAACTGAAACACTAGAGTTTCTGCTTCTTTTTTCTTCAAACCTGAGTTAACTAAAAACTTACCGAAGCCGCTTTCTTCTACATAGTCTCCGAGACCAAGACCGTCTTTAAATTTATCATAGCTAACAGTCTCACCGTCCTGTATGAATCGCCAGCCCTTGTCTTTTCCTGAGAAAATTTTACTGAGCTGATCAACTTCGTTTATAACCCTACGGCCACCAGCTGTCAAGGTTCCAGCCGCACCGAAAAACAGAGGTGTACCTTGTTGAGCACCCGTGTCTAAGACAGATTTTATTTCGTCTATTGTGGAGAGTATTCGGTTTCTATTAAAGTTTGCGGCTTTATAGTTTGTTTCAAATTCTCTGACAACTCTTGAAACATCTTTTTGAGTTGACAAACCAAAAACAAAATTACTGTTACCAACTATAGGCATGCCGTTACTATCAAAAGCGAAAGAAATTTGATCTTCTATAGGGATGTATCTGGAAGTACCCGCTTTAGCTTGTGCTTTGAGCACGCTAGAGTCAATAAAAACATTTTTATTAGTCGTGGTATCAAGAGCTGTTTTTAATGTAGAAGCTTTAGCAAGACTGATTTGTTTACCTTCCTGTTGAAGAGCTTTAGCCTCTCTAGGCTCAAGCATTTGATTAACACCGTCTACGCTGTATAGTTTTAAATTTCCTAACGTATTGCCGACCACAATATCGTCATACTTATTAGAGTCAATCATGGTTTTAGCTTCTGCATCGGTCATAGCTTTGACAAGTTTATTACCAGCACCATCAGTAACTGTGAAATTTTTCAAAACCTGACCTGTTTCAGTCCATTTCCCATCAATCGGGATGCCACTAAAAATGGCGTCTTGTACCTGTTTGCCTGTAAGAGCAATAGGGCGTGAGTATCCCGACACTTTATAGAGGTCTATACTAGGGCTTCTAGTTGCTAATGCTCTAGCCATGGCTCTTTGGTCTCTTAGATCAGCTATATACATGTTAGTAGCAAAATCCATGATACCTTTTTTCTCTGCTAAATCTAGACCTAATATTTTTTCTTTGTATTTTCTCTCTTCTTTATTTCTGGCCATGCCATAGTTCAAAAACGCTTTAGATAAAGCACTACCCCAGCTCTCGCCTTTTTCACCGGACTGAATCAAAGCTGCACCCGCAAGCATGAATGGCAATGATTTATCTGGTTGAGGTATCAACTCTTTAAGATCGTCTACGTCATAAAATATTTGAGCCGCTTCTTTATATATTTCCAGCTGCTTTTTTAAATCTTCAGGGTTGCCTGGATCGAATAAACTGTTCATACGTGTCATCGTATTCATAGTTTTTACAGCGTCTTCGTCATCCACACCGTTAGCAGAAGCTCCTACCATAGAAGCTAAAGCAGCTCTTTTAGACAAATCGTTCTCTATGTCTAAACCGTCTGTATCTTGATCCTCTAAATCTACACCATTATTTTCCATGGCTCGATGTATCGCTGCTTCTTCTAGATATCTACGAGGGTTGACTGGGTCTTCTAAACTTACTGTGTTAGAAACAAGATCAGTCATAGTGTTACCCTGATCTACAAAATTATCTAGTTCAGGAGACTCCTGTACCAACGATTCAATGCCTATCGGTGGAGGAGTTTGTTCGGGTAAATACTGTTGTCTTTGTGGATTAGCCATGGCTGAGGCATTATCCGGAAAACCGAACTCAGTAGTTGGTGCTGGTTGTGGTGCTCTTGGTCCGAGAATTTGAACAATTGTATCGGGTGCAACACCAGTCATTTGAGAAATCTCGTCTAAGGGTACACCCTCTCTACTCAATCGAATAATTGTTTGTTCGATAGATTGTTCTCTTTCTCTAGTTGGTGTTAGATCTAAAGAAGTACCAAAAGGATTAGGACGATTGATAAAATCGTCACTCATTCCGAGTCCCCTTAGTAATTCTTCTCTAGTCGCCATTATGAAAATCTATTAAATGCACCATATGCGGTTAAAGCTGTGCCTAGACCTTGCATTAATGGGTTAGTGTCGTTACCTGTAGAGCCTTGTCCTACTGTTTGTCCTCCTAGAGCAGGAGCAAAACCAGCACCCAACCCGCCGATCTGGCCGAAGGTTTGTAATGGTTGGTTGTATTGACCGACAAAATTCTGGTAAGCTAGGTCTAGACCTCTTTGATCCATTCCTCTTTGCATACCGCCCATGCCCATCATTCTATTAATGTCTTGGCCTTGTAGTGCACTTACACCTTGACCGAACCCAGCCATCTGTTGACCAGCACCACCGTACAGCTGCCCTAAACCAGATCCAGCCCTGAATAAATCAGTACCAGCACCACCGTATATGTTGGCTAAATTACCGCCTAAACTACCTATACCGCCAGCTGTACTACCGTAAACCCCAGCTAAATTTTGGCCCATTCCAGCTAACTGAGTACCCATTCCAGCCCGTTGACCTGCCATTCGACCTAAAGCCCCAGCCTGAGCTAACTGACCTCTTTGTCCTGCTAAACCTAGACCACCTAATGCTTGACCCGCCGCTAATTGCTGTTGACCAGAAGCTAAACCCAGACCACCTAACGCTTGACCACGTTGCATTTTTTGAGCTTCGGTCGATAGTCCTAATCGGCCCAATTGAGAACCTATGCTAGATTGTTGTGCGCCTAAGCCGGCTAATAGATTTGCTTGACCTGCTTGGCGAGCTTGTTGATTTTCAAAAGCGGCTTGAGATCTTCTTGCTGCGTCTTGATAACCGCCCGAACGTATAGCCCCTATTTGAGAAGCGGCACCTCTGGCTGCAGCATCAGCTAACTCCCCTGCTTGAAGCCGACTGCGAGAACCTCCAAAAGATCCTGCACCAACCTCACTAGCTCTACGAGCTATATCGCCTTGAGCCAACCCTTTCCGAACATCCTCCATGGTTTGTTGAACGACTTGTTCTTCAAATGGGTTGTAAAAACTTTCTATACCTCCAGGGTCAAAACGGCCAGTAGCCCCGTACCCAGTCATAGCCGATTCGCCGAGACGACCACTTGCTCCCTGTAACATGCTTCTAGCTTCACGAGGATCAAACTGAGCCGACCGAATATCTCCATACGCTTCTGAAAGATTTGCTGGAGAACCTCTAACCATTCCTTGAGCTTCACTTAAATCTGTGCCAGCTCCTGTTGCTAGATTAAATGCTTGGTTTAACTGACCACCTGCCTGACCAACTTGTCCCACACCAGCATCATAAGCTGAGCGAGCTATCCCAGGAGTTTGTCTCAATAAAGCCTGAGCCTCGTCTGTGCTCATTTGTCCAGCAGACACAGCTCGGTTAATGTAGTCTTGAGTTTGGTTATAGGCTCCGGTGGCTTTATCCAATCCTTGTTCGGTTAGTTGTTCACCCCTTTGATAATACGGTAGATACCCACCCATACCTTCCGCTGTCATGCGGAAACCTTCTTGTTCTGCTGGTGTGAACCCAGCTATACGTTGTCCGGAATATGTGTACGGATTAGCTCCTTCTACACCAAAAGTGCTTAATCTATTAACAAGCTCTTGATTCAATAGGGGCATTATTCCAGGAACGCCCTGTTGACCTCCAGCAAAAAATTGTGCTAAGTAATTAGGGGGGAGCTGCTCTACTCTTTGGTATGTGTTTTCTGTTGACATTATGCTCTCCCTAGACCCATCATTGCAGCTTTATCTTCATTCATAGCCATCATATTATACAAGGTCCGAATACCATCTGAATGATTCCCATTACCCATTCCTTTGACAGCTTGTTTAGTCATGACAAACTCTCCGTCAGCTAACATAGCTGGTATCGTATCTTCGTCACCAGAACCACTAGAATCAGAAACACCACCTCCAGTCTTCCTTAAATCTAGTTCTGGTATTTCACTTCCATCTTGTATCCTTCCTCCGTTTTTGACATTAACTCTTTGAAATTGTGGAAAAAGTAATTCGCTATAATCTTTATTTCTTCTCATAGCCTCTTCTAGTTGTTGGGCGGTTGAGCCGGTAGTTCCGAGACTTGGGCTAGTTGTTGCTACATACGGATTCATTGCAGATACAGAACTGCCAGCAGATTGATATTGCTGTGGTATGGTGGCTGGTCTAAGTGGTGCTTGCAGATACCCACCTAATTGACCAGATGGATCAGGCATTCTTGATTCGTCTTCTCCAGGTTCAAAACCACCGAGGGCGGCTAGTCCTAAACCAGCAGTCCCCATTTTTTGAAATGTGCTTAACTTATCAAACGTGTCACCTATCTTTGGAATAGTTGTTCCAGAAGCTGTTTGTCCAGGATTTATCGTGTGAGCAAGATTAGCACCGACATTTTGGAAAAGTGCGCCAATACCTTTAGCTTGTGTTGGGTTAGCACCAAAAGTGTACATTGAGTTTTGACTGAAAGGATTCAAAGAAGCTATTCCTTTTGAAAATCCTTGGCCGCCAGTTAACCCCATTCCTTGGGCTATATTTCCACCGATATACCCCTGTGCAGCACCTTTTACTGCACCTTTGACGTCTCCTTCTTTAACCGCACCGCCAATACCTCCACCAATAGCAGCTCCAGCAGGACCACCTATAGCAAAACCTACAACTTGACCAATGATAGGAGCAGCTTTTTTAAGAAATTTACCAATCTTTTTAAAAAACCCGAACTCCGGGACTCCGGTCAATGGGTTGATAGAGTTTTCAAAATGGCCTACTTGATATTGGTATGGGTTTAGTTCGTGTCTTTCGAATGCATCAAACAGCTGTCTTTTTAATACAGGGTCATCAGCGATAGGGCGAGGAAGTACCATTTCTCCAGGAGTTAGGTGTCCTATGGTGGTATCGCCATAGCGACCGTGAATCGCTAAAGCGTGACGTGCATCAGCTAAATCTTCTAAACTTTCTATACCTTGAGTCTGCATAGCTATGTTCAACTCCTGTAGCCATTAAGTTTAACTAATTCAAACAACATTGTATATTCTTTACAAATCATAGAGTAATTGTGGTTGCACCGTTAAGTTTAAGTGTCACTTTTCCTACAGACCCCGTGGCATATAGACCTCGATCGTTTTGAGGAGTGCTGATAGCTAACCAGTAACTACCTGTCCAAACCTCTAAAGACTCATTATTGGTATTCCAGACTATACTTCCTTCGTTAAACCCTAGTTTTCCTTTTTCTGTGTCGTCAATCTGGCGTATGTTGTCTGGATCAAACTCACCTAGATTAAGTTCTAATACTCGAATTAAACGATTGTACGTGTCACTACTGACAGACTGCTCTTGTTCTAGTGGAAGTCTTGTTACGAGCAGTTTACTCATCTTCTGCCGTCTGGTCTAATATCTAAACGAGTAGCTCCGAGTCGCCAACCTGTTTCTGTATTAGCTGGTACGTTATCATCGTCTGATTCTAACCTAACCACTGCTTGTCTAGCTCTTGCCCTGACGTGGTTTTGTTTAGTAGAACTAGAAATCACAGACGTGCTGTTAGTGCTCAAGTCTTCTCCGGGAAAATTACGGGTTTTTAAAACCATGTTGACTTGGCCACCGCTGCTATTGCCTAAAAACCTAACATCAGGGATGATTTTATTTATGAAAGCGAATTGTTCTCCATCACCTATATCAAAATCTGAAGATTCAATGTAAACATTTGTCATTGGGCTACCGTCGTCATCAAACCCTGTTTCTTGTTCATAAAGATAACCATCCAAGGTAGCTCGTGGGTAGGGTTCTACGCCAGCATCTAACCAAGCATGTCGTTCTAAAAGACCATAAGACCAAACCTGTTCGCTGTAGTTATACACTACATACTTGTCTATTTCGGTTGAACTAGCAGAACAGTAAAACCAACCGACTTCATCAAACTGTGTGTTACTGAAAGCATGAACCTTAAACGCTTGGGATGAATTAAAATCGTCAAACACATAGCTCAAAACAGAACAAGGTATTTTCTTGATCGATCCTGTGTAAACATAAAAATTGTCATAACCCATCCAGAAAACACCAGTCGGAGCAGTAACAGCAGCCTTCGGTGCCATTAACCCTGTATTCTCATTTATCAAGTTGATTCCGAATGTGTACGGTGGACCAATAAACTGCATGCTGTACAAAGCGGTGTCTGTCCAGACAAGTATTTCTTGTCTTGCTTTTACAGCTCCGATAATTTGACTACCTGAGGATAATCTTAGTTCCCCTGCTGTGTTAGTACTGCGTGCCTCAAAATCTAATGCGTTTTCTTGATCACTAAAAGCAACTAACATTGGGTCACTTTCACCGCTGCGAGAAGAGTTTTCCATAGGATCAGCACCTAAAACTATTAGGTGTCTGTCTTTTTCTGAAGTTAACACTTGTAGACCTATGGTGGGTACATCAACAGCACCTGAAATCCCTGCAAGTTTTACAGCTCGTACAGAAGTTCCACTGTTCTCAACCCATTTGTAAATACTCCCCCCACGAGGACAAAGCATCAAGTCCTCACCAAAATGGTCTTGAGACCATAAACGTAATTGGTTACTAGCAGACAACGCACTAGAGCTGCCCCATGTTCCAGCTCCCCACGTACCAGTTCCCCAACCAGTACCTGCGACAAATACGTCAAGTCCGACTGTAATCTGATACGCGCCTACCGTGCTACCGCCTCCGTTACCGCTATCACTCGCGTTAGCAGTTACGGTGGCACCAGAGGTATCTTTAGCTTCTATCGTGTATGTACTCGTGCTGGGAACTGTGGCTACTTGATACTCTTGGTTCAAAACCGCTGCCGTGACATTACCTCCTAGACTCGCTGCTCCGCTAAAAGTAACAAAATCATTGGCGGCTGCTCCGTGGCTTGTATCTGTTACGGTGATTGTTGCGTCACCATTAGTTGCAGAAAATGTTACGTCTCCTGCACTAGTTGTACTGCGTATTGGGGTAATGTCGTCAAAATCATCTCCTGCTTTTATGTAAAATTTCCAGGTTGTGCCTACACCAAGATATTTTGTGCCGCCTAAAGAAACCCAGCCATGTAGCGATCGTGCTTTTCCTAAAAAAGTATTAGCTGTGTCTTTACTCCAACCACCTATTTTCTGTGGTCTACCATTTTTAAAACGGATTAAATTAGCGTCGAACCAACCGCCTTCATTATCATAATCGGTTCCTTCTCTATTTATTCCGGGTCTAAATACAAATTTATTTAAAGGCATAATCAATATCCTAACATTTTGTCTCTTAACCTTTCAGCTCTTTCCCCAACTTGATCAGCCCAACGACTGTCCATCATTTCCTCAGCTGCCGTTTCCCAGTCCTCAAATTCTAGAGCTGACAGAAAATTTTTAAAACCACTGAGTCTAGGGTAACCTAAATTAAAACACATATTAGCCAACACTCTCTGCCTAGTTTCTGGTAAATTTCTCCACCAAGGAAGATTTTTATCAAGCTCCTCACATACTGTGTCAATATCTTCATTAAAACATTTAGTCACTCGTTCTTCAGAAACTGGTGTGCCGAGGGCTTGTTTGTACTCTTCGTCTGATTTTTTGACTAAATGACCTATACCGAAAGTGGCGTAACCTAAATGGTCTTCGTATACTTCATATACACAACCTTCATCTAATTTAAGTTCTTCTTCTAGTTTAATTCTATCCATCTTCAGCCTCTTGTTGAGTGTCTTGTTCTCTATAGTATTTTAAAATACTCAAGACTTGGCGCAAATACCTTTTTACTTCAGCCATGTTAGTAGAAAGGTTCTCGTACCCTTTAGTTGTTAGTGAATACCAGACATTCGTAGGCGCGTTGCCTTCATTCAAATCGTCCAGATACTCTTGCATCAACTCTGGGTTTAGTACCGTCCATTCTACTGGAACAGGATCTATTTGATTAGGCAACGGAGGGTGATAGGTGGGTGCTTTCTTCACCACTGTCACTACTTCTACAGGTTTTACTTCAGGTATGTCCCGACCTGAACCGAGTATGGAGCAACCACTAATCAGTAGCAGGAACAGGAATATTAATGTTTTCATCAAATTGTGTTTCATCGGTAATAGTTTTAAGATCATTTAATACTGACTTGGTGCCACGGTTGATAATGTTCTCTATTAGCTTTGGCTTCCTGATGGACAATACATCCATGGAATGCCGTGAGAACTTTTTTCTGATATCGGTTACCTCATTTTGAGCCATCATGTTTTCTTTCTGCAACCTCTCTACTTGAGAGAGCATACGTTCATGGTTTTCAATAGTTTGTTTCAGGTTGTCGTTTTGTTCTTCGATTGTGCCCTCAAGAGTCTTTTGGTTCTGTATAGACTTCTCAAGCTGTAAATGAAATGATTTTATTTCAGCTTGAGTTTTGTCATAATACATTTTAAACGACCCTGCTAAAACAAGTAAAGCTACACCTAATCCTGCGCTTAATTTAAATCCCATAATTATACCAAATAGTTAATAGAGCTCTCTTGTCTAGCTCGTTCCATTTGAACTTTTCCACTTTTTGCAACATACAGCGTAGCGTTTAACTGCTCTACTTTTTGTCTACGCTCTTCAACTTGCAGATCGTCCATAAGTCTTTGATACTTTTGCTCTGCCACTTGCCGCCACGCAATTTGATTTACTGGTGTTGTTGCTCCTATATCCATCATTTAAAGATCAGTATGACCCCTCCAATTAATATAAATGCACAAAGTAACCCTATAGCGGTCACCCCCATTATAAGCCAAATCTGCCTAATCATCTTTTTCCTAGCAGCGGCCCTAGCTTTTATAGCTTCCATCTGTCTTTTATGATTGGCTTTTTGCCTTGCTTTAGCTTCATCCCATCTTTGCAACAGGGCTGGATCATGAATAACCAACATATCGTGGAGTGACTTTTCCCATTGATCTCTACGATGTTTTATGGATTCCAATTTTAAAAGCTCCTGTGAGCTGAGGTTATTGATAACCGAGTCTTTCTTATCGCGTTCAAACGAATCTAACGCATCACTAAAGCCTTGCATCAACTCAACGGCTTTTGACGCACCGTCACCAACCTCATTTAATTTGTTGATAGCGGTAGATATTGTAGACAGGATTGCTCCTGCCGCTGCCACACTTTCAATTATCATAGTAAACCTCTATGGTTTACGAGACATATAGGCCGTTGCGCCGAAGTAAAGACCTATTATGCTGGCTTGACTAAGGAAGAGCATATCACTCAGTGAAGACAAGGTTGATAAACGAGCTTCTGGGACAAAAGGTAATAGCGGTAATAATGAATACAAAACCATAGAAGACATAGCGACCCAAGCTATTCTGCGCTGGCTATCTTGTTTTTCTTCGCGCAAGTCCAGTTCTAACATTTGTGTGGCGCGTTCAAGTTCCTCGTCACTAACCGTGCCGTCTTGATCAATGTCATATTTAGCCCAAACTGAGTTTTCTTGTAACTTTTTAGGCATTTTCTTTCAACCGTTGCTGTCGATAAAACTCAATGTACTGTTCCCATCGAGCAAATCGTTTTTCTTCATGTATGTAAAATAAACCGCTATATATGCTCATTTTTAATCCCAAAACTTTTGGTTAGCCCCCGCCATGACCGGTTTACAATACGCTGTTATATTGTGTTGTTTGATGCCCCCTCTACAACGGACGTCTCTACAGTTATGCTCTATCCAGTATGCAAATTGCTGACATCTATGGATGTCTCTAAATAACATTTGCTCCGAACCTTGCGTTACGTTCCCCTCTATAACCGTAATCAGCATAAAAGCTAGTATCGTTCCCTTCATTCATAGGTACTTTGCGGCTACTATAGTCGCCACCATAAATGGATACACTCCCCAAATCATCATCTCAAGTTTTTTAAACTTTTCAGAGCCTTCATTCAACCGTTCCTCTATCCGTTCGTATCTTAGAGCGCACTCTCTTTGATGGGTTTTTAACTCGGCTAGGGTCTGTTGAGACTCTGAAACTTTAACTTGGGTTCTTTTAGCAGCCATCAATCCGTCCTTTTAACAAACTTAATTGGATTAGTTGTAGATCCTTCTTTTGCCTTGCCAATGTTTAACGCTGCAATTTCGACAATCTTATATAGCCTTCCAATCAACGCATCATCTTTAGGAGTGGGGGTAAGGCTGCATATGATCGATGCTGCACACACAATGCCTGTTACTACAGATATTATATTAAGAACAAAATCCATTACTGTTGCTCCGCGCTTACCGCTTCTAGCTGCTGTGAATACCAGTTAAACGCCGCTACATAAGTATCAAGCTGCTTTTGGTTCGCATTGATTACGTTTGTAATCTGCCCAATTTCTTCTCTAAGCTCATCCATACGAGCAGTTAACATCTCAGGATTAGGAGGAAGTTGAGCAACCTCAGCTTCTTCTACAACTTCTTTATCTACAATTTCTTTAGTGTCTTGTTCCGTCATCATCTACCTTCCATACATTCAAATTTGCAGCGACAGTGCGCCGTTCTCCTTCACCCTCAAAAGGGTAAACCATGTGTGTTAACCAGCTAGGGAACATTAAAAACTTTCCGACTTCTGGCTTAATGACAAAGCTTTGTGGAGGAGCTAACCTTTCTATGTCTAATAAACTATTACGGCCATAGCTAAACGCTAAACAACCATCGGCATTACCTGATGAGTTATATAAGCTGTACTCAGAACTACCTGCTGTGGGTAAGTCTAATATCTGTTGTGGTACTTTTGTCCATGTGGTGCAGGAAACACCCATAATGGTTTTAGTCCCATGATCGTGAATTGGGTTATAGTCACGCTCGTAGCTGTGTACCGACCACAACTCATCGGTTAACACTTCTCTTTTGCCTTGTAGTGGATTGCCAGATTGAGCGCAGAACTGCTTAACGTAGTCCATTGCCAAACCCTGAATCGTCCAGTTAAAGTCTTTTAACTCTTCGCAATGGTGATCCATAGTCAACTGTTGCCCGTGGCCTATCTGACCTACCAACGTACCCGCATGACTTTTGCGTTTTTCATCCACCATTAGCTTATCTAGGTAGTCATTAAGTGTGCCTACCATGCTTTCCGATAGTTGTGCTTCCAACATAAATACTGCTGGTAGCGTATGGAATGTATAGTGTTGCTCTTCCATTAACTCGGTATTACAAACTCGGTATTAGCTTCAGGATTAACAGTTGGGTTCGTAATTACTGAATCGTATTGGCTAGCAAATACTGCATCCCATTTAGCTGTTGGGCAAATAGCTTCAATATCCGCTTTAGACCAATCTTTTTCTGCTTTAGCAGTAAAGTTAGTTACGGTTGAACCATCTGGGTGATCTATAGTAGCGTCAATTGTTGCGTTCTTGTCATTAGTATAGTAATCCGCTTGGCCCTCAGTGCCTTGTTCGTACTTCATCCGAACATCCCAGCGAACTACCTTGCCATCTTTGGAAGATGGAATGGCTCCTATTAAAGTTTTCTTAACTGCCATTGCTGTTGTCTCCTATTCGCAATTACATTTATCAAGTTTTTCGGTCAAATCATCCACCTTGGCAGATAATTCTTGAACCGCATTTATCAATGGAAAAACAAACATTGATTCAGATATACCTTGATTGCCTTCTGTTGATTCATGCCAACCTGTAAAGTCTTTTATATTGTGCTTATCTAAAGCAGCTTTAACTTCTTGAGCAATCATTCCATACAAACGATCTTTGTAACGAGGCTCCGTTCTGTCAGGGTTGTATGATGGCAGCGAAGGATCAAGCTCAGACCCAGCTCTCCATTTATAGGTAACTGTTCTTAAATCGTTTATGAAATCTAAACCACAATCTTCGTTGGTTTCTATTTCTTTTTTAAATCTTTCGTCAGAGCTATGCGTCCAAGTTGCGTTAGCTGTGTATTGATTATAAATCCTGTCAGTAGTGTCACTGCCTCCAGAACCATCAATTCCTATAGTCACATAACCATCCCCACCAACGCCTAAACAGTCTGCCCCAAGCACTACAGAATTTGATGTAGTTGCGTTGGTGCAATGAGCGTTACCCCCAACTAGCACATTACTGCCACCTGTTGACGAAGTTACATTGTTATACCCAGCAGCATATCCAACAAACACATTATTGCTTCCTGTAGTAACACCCCCACCAGTTAAATAACCACCTACAAACGTATTAGCTTCTCCTGTCGTTGAAGAGGTGCCTGCATCTCTTCCGATATAGCAGTTGTAAGCAGCCGTTGTGATCGCATCACCAGCAGCATACCCAACCACCGTATTAGAGTGGCCTGTTGTAGCGTTTGACGTAGCATAAGAGCCTATTGCAATATTGTAATCAGAGTTTGCTGCATCTAAAGTGTATGCCCCCAAGGTGCTGTTATTGGCTCCAGTAGTACAAACTACCGCAGTGTAATAACCCACTAGAGTATTCTGTTGGCTTCCCGTTAACGCATTTCCAGCAGCATATCCCACCGCAGTGTTATAGTTTGCAGTTGTAGTAGCACTTAAAGTTCCACCCCCAACTGCAATATTAAAAGCACCTGTAGTACACGCATCTAATGAACCAGATCCAATTGCAGTATTTTGGTAACCTGTCGTATTGACTAGTAAGGCGTTGTTGCCAATTGCAACATTACTACTAGCTGTCGTGTTTGCTCCTAACGCACTTGCTCCAATAGCTACGTTTTCAGAACCAGTACTGTTTGCATCTAACGCTCTATCGCCGATAGCGATATTGTAGTTTCCGGTGGTGTTATCGTTTAAAGCGTCATATCCAACGGCTACATTTCTTTCACCTGATGTGTTGTTTTGGGCAGCACCACGACCAACAGCCGTGTTATAAGCTCCTGTATTTTCTTTTAATGCACTTGTTCCCACCGCAGTGTTATTTGACCCAGTGGTAACATCTAACAAAGCGTTAGTTCCGACAGCCGTATTATCTGCCGCTGTAGTGTTAGCCCCTAATGCGCCCACACCAACCCCTACATTCCCAGCACCCGTAGTGTTGGCCGTTAAAGCCTGATACCCCATGGCTGTATTGTTTGATGCGGTAGTGTTAGCGTCTAAGGCATAAGCACCTAAAGCGACATTGTAATTTCCTGTGGTATTAGCATTCATCACATCTCTGCCCACAGCCGTATTTGCAGCACCTGTGGTATTCGAGGTCATCGAAGCATACCCAAATGCGGTGTTATCTGAAGCGGTGGTATTGGCATCTAATGAAAGTGCGCCAACTGCTGTGTTGTAGTTTCCAGTAGTAGCGGCAGTTAGAGCGTCTTTTCCAACAGCAACATTTTCTGTGCCTGTGGTGTTCGCGTCCAACGCTGCATAACCAACTGCGGTGTTAGAGCTGCCTGTGGTGTTGGCGTACATTGCCACATATCCGACAGCGGTGTTGTTTGACGCTGTGGTGTTGGTATGAAGCGTATAATTACCTAAACCAACATTGTAATTTGCAGTAGTGTTATTTGCGAGAGCTTCGTACCCAAGTGCGGTGTTGTTAGCTCCTGTTGTGTTATCAAAAAGAGCGGTACTACCGATGGCGGTGTTGTTAGCTCCTGTTGTGTTGGTGCTTAAAGCCCAACCCCCTACAGCCGTATTACCACTAGCTGTCGTATTCGCATCCGCAGCAAGATAGCCAACTGCAACATTTCCCGACCCCGTAGTGTTAACTAAAAGAGCATCCGCTCCTATTGCCGTGTTGTTACTTGCAGTAGTTGTAGCACTGCCAGCGTTATCACCGACAAACGTATTGTGAGATCCACTAGTTAATGCATCACCCGCAGAGTCACCTATTGCTACATTATCTGTACCTGTGGTAAGCCCTGTACCAAACGCACCGCTACCAAGCCCTACGTTGCCCGTACCGCCTAATACATCAAGTACATCTGTAACCGCTGCTCCAGAGCCAGCACCGTCAGTAGCCACCATGCGGATACCGCCGTTTGGTATAACTACATTTGCGCCTGTGCCTTGGCTTAGTGTAACTGTGTTACCAGCGGAGTTCTGAACCACCCATACGTTAGAAAGAGTATTTGGAGCTAACGTGACTGTACAAGCTTGTGAGAGAGATCCTGTCAGAGTAAGGGCCAAAGAGCGAAATGCATCACTAGCACCGTCAGCCATCGTGATGGTTGCTGTACTAGCGTCCGAAAGAGCCTCGCTTCCTGTCCCAAATTTTTCAGCGATTAGCTCCAAATTTGTGTTCGTTGTTGTGCCCCACGTACCGCTACCATCTCCGGTAGCCATCTCGTTGAGCCGTAAATCATTTACATATGTGCTGGCCATATCTATAATCCTCTGCTATCTATTGATTATAATACTTTTTTCATTTATAGTTAAGCGACATCTTCCCAGGCTGGGTCTTGACTATCGCTCACAGCTGTCCAACTTGGGTCTTGACTATCGTTAACTGCCGACCAACTTGGGTCTTGACTATCATCAATTAACCCCCATACATTGATCGTCGGTTCCCCTGCTGTTCCTGATACCCCCGTCAAAGAAACATTAGCGGCAGCGTCAAACGTAACTGTACCAACGCTTCCTGTTGCTAATTGTCCTGTTAGGTGGACATCAATACCGAATATAAAGGTGAGCGTTCCTACCGCACCTGTAGCAGCGGATAATGTGACTGGAACATTAGCCTCACCATCAACATCCACACCGACTGTACCGACTGTCCCGACCATAGTTGGCAAAACGGCTATCGCTTGACCATTTACCCCAGCTGTTGGGGCACCTGCTGTACCTGCTTGACCTGTTGGGGTTACGTTAGCGGCAGCGTCAAACGTGGGAGTGCCTACCGCACCTGTACCTGCTTGACCTGTTGGGGTTATGTTAGCGGCAGCTGAAGTTGATATTGTTCCTAGAGCTGAGGTTCCAGACTGTCCTGTTGGGGTTATGTTAGCGGCAGCGTCAAACGTAGGGGTTCCGACCGCACCTGTAGCAGATACTCCTGTTACAGATACATTGTTTTCAAGAATGAAGGTAACAGAGCCAACAGCTCCAGTGGCTGATTGCCCAGTGAGTGTTACAGGGTTAGGCTCACCCCAAGTGTCAGAGCCCCATGTTCCTCGGCCCCAACCAGTTATACTAGCCATAGGCTAACCTCAGGCTATTCGTATGATAGCTGTACTAGCTGCAGCGGCAGGAAAAACTATTGTAAAGTCTCCAGCTGTAGAGGTTTTATCTCCACCAAAATCAATTGTTGCTACCGACTTATTTGAATCAGTGCTGTTGTATATCAAACATCCTCTGGCCGTAACTGTAGCTGTACCAAACGTAAGATCAGAAAAATCTGTGAACCCAGTTGTTCCTGAACTAGTTGGGTCTACTCTAGTCAAAGTTCCACCACCAGCTGTATAGTTGGTTCCGGTAACTTGGTTAGTGGTAGCGTACGCTGTTGTGGCTGCTCCCATAGTAGCAGAACTAGTGTACAGTGCTAATTTAAAGGTATCTCCACCTGAGTTTTTAAAGTTATGCACTGCTTCTAATAGCTCTTTCTTAAAGCTGGTTGTTAATGTTGATGTAATGGCCATCTATTTTAACTCCGTTAATATTTTAGCTAAATCCTCATGGCCCTGACGAGTCAGGATATTCCGCATAGTGCATCGCTCACTATTGATGCTCTCTTTGATATAATAAAGTATTGTCGAATAAATAGCTACTCGGAAGGCTTGAGCCTGTTGTCTCACATGGCCCTCAGCATTTTCTGAAATACCACAAATTCTGTCTGTTGCTCTTTCTGCCCAGTATTCTGGTGGGTGGCCTCGGTTTTGTTGTGTATCCACCATAACGCTTCCGATGCTGCTCACAGTGTCTATTTCTATCATACTAGTACCTTTTCGCTTCTGGGGGTGTGCTCAAGATGGGTACTAATTCTGCTGTTTTTCGATTTTCCTGTTCTATTGCTTCGTTGTATTCTATAAACCCTGTTTTATAGAACTCATTCGTTTCAGGGTTGAGTAAAATCATCGGAGGGTTATTCAATCTATGATACCCGTAGATTTTATCTTGTATGGGAACGTCAGTGTCAAGCAACCCAGACCTAGGGGCGACGCTCACAACTATCCCAGAAGTTATACACTTAGAAAGCCAGAACTCAACACATGCTCGTCCTGCCTCTGCAAAATGCAGATTACCTTTATATGTAAAATCTACGCCAAACATGTTTATTCTGCCAACTTTGTTATACATAGCATAAGCAATAGCAAAACAAACAGTGTTGTTTAAATAAGAACTTCCAGTAGCTTCCACAACCTCTAAGAGAGGAAACTCAACCAAATTTTCACATCGTTCGTCTAACTCACATGTATAGATTGGGCCAGGATGAGTTTTCAACACTTTTCTCATCAATTTAGTCTGGCTTCCTGCGTCATCTGTGTCAAGAAAACGACTAGCTGGATCTAACATAAAGGTTCGATCTACTTGTCTAGCAATGCCTGCCATAGCATTGATTGCCCAGACTTCATCAAATTCGTTTCCGTGGGATATCGCTAAGTGGTAATCGAGTTGACTCTCACCCATAGCGACGATGGCGATATTCGCCCCGTCAAGTTTTTCTATTCTCATGCCTGTGGTGTTCTCCTTACTTGGTCATATCTATATTGATCTCGGGTGGATTTACCTTCCCCAAGATTTTTCATCGAAGCTAACGCTTCTTGAAATCTTGTCTCATAGATCGGTGATGTCTCATAGTTTTTTAGATACATCATGGCTTCTACTAAAGCACCATACAGTAAAGCATTAGGAGCGTTAGTCGACAACCAAGTTGTACCGGAATCACCTGCCGAAGTAAGGGATGATGGCCTATAAAAATAATGTAACTCAAAAGTGTAGTTTGAATTTGGCGTAGGAGCCAATATAAAAGTATTTTCGTCGAACTCGGCGTAATACTTTGGTGTCCCTGTTGTAGCGGATGCGGGTGTGTAATCCCGAATAAAACTTGGGTGCTTCAGTAATAGGTAGTTATAGTTAGAACTGCTATCTATAACGGCTAAACTAAAGGGGGATAGGAAGTCAGTGGGTGCTCCTAAATATGCAGAACTAGCTGTCGCTGTGCCTGTTACGTTTTTTATAAAGTCGTCTAGTTGTACGCTTTTTAAAATACGTTCTTCTGATGTTTTTATGAAGTCATCTAAGTGTGTAACAAAAGTCGACTCCGTAGACTCAGAATAATCTTGTATTGCAGTTTTTAATGAAGAATATGTCCAACTCATCTGATCAGCCTATCGTTACTGTAACAGTGCCGACGCTACCTGTCACTTCTTCCATATAGAAACTAGAACCTATAACATCATTATGGGCTATATCCATAGAAAGTCCTGTAACACCATCAGCGTTTTTAGTGTTTCCAGACCTTACAATTCCGTACCCCGCAGTCGGGGCAGATTCTGTGGGTCGAGGTTGTTTTAAAGCCTCGGGATCTGCAGGTACATTAGCTGGTTGAAGTTGTGGCTGTTTAGGTTCGTAACAGTCCGGGCAAACCTTTAGCCCGTTCCACTCCATTTTCATTTCTAAATACTTATAGACAAATCCGCATCTATCGCATTGAGCTTGGGAGTATTTTCCGACCGCATAAGCCATTAGATATAGCTCCTAGTCGGTACAAAATGTAGGGAAGTTCTATTACGATCTTCATCGGCTGCAAGTTTAAAGTCTTGTTCGTATTGGGTTTTTAATATCGCTGCTTTTTCTGGGTTGCGTTTTAAAGCAATGTAGTAGGCCAACCCACTGGCCATGCAAGGCATAAACCTTGAAGGAATTTCCGGATCCTGTGCAGAAGCAGATGCATCATCTATTCTTTGAATAGTGTTGGCAACCAACCTGTACGTGTATGTGCTGTCTGGTGTAGGCCACAACTTAACAACAGGTGTGGTTTGTCTGTCTAAAAATAGCTGGTTTGGTCTTCCTGTAGAAGATTTATCCGGTATGTTTAGATATTCTGTCCTACCTATTCGTGTAAGCTGGAGGTCTGTAGTGTTGGATCCGTCTATTTGTCGTATAATTGCGGAAACTATGTCGATATCATAAGAGTTCAGTGTATAACTATTAGTGCCTGCAGTGAGGTTTGTGGTCACCTGCTCTATTGTCCAGAGGTTAACACCTCTGTTAGACCAGTCTGCAAACATAATATTCAAAGACCTCCGAGCGGTCTCCGCATCATATCCTGTCCTGAGTTCTAAACCAGCTAACTCATAGGCTTCCTCTATCGTATCAGCTATTGTTAGCTGAAATGTTTTAGTACCAGAGGTAGCCATGAATTAGTATTCTTTAATTACTGTCAGAACAATAACGTAAGAATCTCCGCTGGCGTGTCCCGTAGTTGTTAGCTTGATGTCACCAGTTTTCCCACTGGCGGCAGCGGTGTTTTGCAAGCCGCCCATGTAAGAAAAATCAACATCATCACTGTAGTCAGAGTTTAAATCCCAACATATTGTGTTTGTAGTAGCGTTCCACAAAAGTTTAACACTCATACCGAATGTTGAGTAATTTACTCTGTCTACTTTGCAACCTGTACACGCAGCTCCATCTGAGCTGCGTGCGGCGAGAGCACTTACGTCTATCTTAGTGACAGCCGCCTCACCTGTTCCATCAGATGTGTTGGTTAGCTGTATGACAGCTTTTCTATCATCATCAACGATAGTTGTTGAAGTTACTGCATCAGCCATGGTTTACTCCTAATTAAGCGTCAGCAAATGGCGTTACTAAGGTTCCAGAACCTAATGTTATGCCTTCTATCGCATATTTAGCTGAAGCTATAGCGGTTACCCTGATTATGCTGCCAGCTAATCCACCCTTAGTTGAACCGTTTAACGTGACTACATCATTAGACGCACCTGATATAAATGTTTTACCTGTGGCGTTGTTAACACCAGTGTAAATACCGCCTACAAATTTATCTGTACCGTCTGTTAGAATGTCCATGTCTGTAGCTGCCGTTTCTACCACAAACAAGAAACTCGCGCCTAAATTATTTGTTTGATTCGGGTCGTCGTCTCGTCCAGGAGCAGTAGCTACAATAGTAGGTAAGGTAAATTTACCGTCTGCATCATTACATGTTAATACTTTACCAGCGTGTGAAGCCACAGTTAAAGAAGTGTCGGCTGTTAAACTAACTACTACAGCGTTACCCGCAGAAATAAAACCCGACAGTGATTTAACTGGACCTGAGAAAGTTGATTTTGCCATTTTTCCTCCTTGGAAAACTCTATAGTCTTGGCGTTGTCTGCTAGGTCAGTCTATAGAGCAGTGGTTGATACCTAGAAAAAATATTCTATAGTAGATATTTTAAAAAAGAAAGGGATCCGAAGATCCCTTTCTAACCAGTTTACAAGGAAACTGTACTAGGCACCAGGAGATCCGTAGATTCCACGCCAATCACTGAATCCGAAAGAGTATCTTTCTCTCGCCTTGTATCGAACGTTACCAGTTTCGAAGTCTCCTTCCATACCAGTAGTCATAGCAGCTCTTTCGAAGTGCTTCAACCCATTCGGTGCATCGGTTTTGATAAAGAATGCATCTGTATCGGTCAAGTAATGGTTAACGGTATAGCCTTCTGGCAACATCCCCATGTTTCTCATGGCGTTGATGTCGTTGTCTGAAGTTGCCACCCTACCAGGAGAATTTAATATCCTGTCTGCTACAAATTGTAGTTGAGGGGGAATAATCAGTTTTCTGGCTTGAACGTTAACTTTGATTCCTCTCTCATCTTTAAATGAGGAGATATCAATCAGCGCATTTTCTAACGAAGTTTCGTTTAGATCGGCTGCTGTGCTTGGCTCATTAGAAAGATCGCCAGCCGTTAAGGTTGGATGATCAGTTGTCATGAGAGGTTTACCGTCGCCTCCTGGGAAGGAGGTTGAAAAACCATTGTTAAGCACGTTAGCAGCTTTTACTTGCTTCGTGTTAGCCATTGATCTAGCTAAAGCTCTCGTGTATCTAGAGGAAAGCGTATCGTAGAGATTATCTTCGATAGCTTCTTCTGTCAAAGAGAAAGCCAAAGCTATGGTTTCGTGAGTGTAACGAGATGTGAAAGTTTCTTGTGCTGTATCGTAACTTACCGCTGCACCTTCTCCTTTAACGGGAGCTTGCGCAAAGCCGGATAACATCACCTCTTCCTCGAAAGCACGATCTGAAGATTCTGTATCGAAAATTTCAGAGTGCTCATTCTCGTAACGATTGTACTCAAGACCAAAAAGTGCATTCAGTCCTGGCTCGAGTTCCTTTACCAGTTGTGCTCTATTAATAGCCACTTCTAATCACCTCTTAGTCGTTACCGTAAGTAGAAGCTGGGAATATGAAATACCCACGAGCGTATTGCGCATTAGCGGAATTATCTGGACGATCCACATAAGCCACTAACTTCGCTATACCACTAGCGGTAGTCGTAGTCACACCTTCTTTCGAACGGTTGTTGTTACTATCACCTGCAGTTGTAGAGATAGTGTGTACTTTTCCTACATCTGTTTGTGAAGGAGTCCCAGTAAACTGGGCTTCATAAACGATGTTAGGATCAGCATACACATATGCTTTTACATTTGCAGAACCTAGAGTTGTTGTACCAGAGACAAATCTTCTTGTGAAGATTACCTCCCCGGAAGTGTTTTGGTATTCACAGCCACCAAATACGCCTAGTGGAGCATCAGTTGCTCCTCCTTGAAGTACATATCCACTTGTGAGCTTCACGACGTCACCTGAAAAGATATCGCCAGTAGCACCACTTTGAATAGGAAACTCAGAAGGGCGTATTGTGCCTCCAGACATATGATATGCTGGTGTGAATCCATTTGGGTCGTTGACATTCGCCATTTAATTCACCTTAAAAGCCAATTATAAAATTAACGGTTCTTAAGAACCGCCTCCTTTACCAAATGTGACTTGAGTTCTCCTCTCAGGGTTGCTGAGAGGCATTCTATTGTCACTTTCTCGCATCAAATTTGAGTCGACGGCTTCCATTTGTTGTGTAGCCATTTGATTATAATAATCACGCCTTTGGTTGACGGTTTCGACTGGCATTTTTGCGAGCAATAACCCACCTACTCCGATTACGCCTGTATGTTTACCTTCCTCTATAGTCGGTGCTTCAAACTCAGGGTGGTCATCTGATCGAACAGGTTCCCATCCTTCACGAATACGTTTAGACATATTCGCTTTGTCATCTTGTCCTACCATAGATTCGCGTAGCCATCTGTACACATAACCTGGTGGTGGCGTTGGTGCGTCTAATAAAGACGGTGGTTGCCATGGTTTTGGGCGAGCTTCTTTAGCTCGACTATCAGCAGATCGTGGAGCTCGATCTGTAGCGGTATTTTTATCTACCATTTTATCTCCTATCTTTTGACGTGTTTAGCGTATTCTTCAAGTGGTACTCCGAGTCTTTTTGCTATTGCAACCTCACTCGGTGTTAACTTGACTGTGCGTCCTTTTCCTGTTCCACTTCTAACTCCTCTGCTAGAATTAACAACATTCTCTTGAACGTTCGTTACTGGTGAGTCTTTTCCTCCGTATTTGTGGGGAAAAGCCTCTGCCATTCTTCTATCAACTTCTTGATAATAATCATCAGAAGCTGGATCAAATCCTTCATTTTCAACCAACTGTCTATGAAAAGCGAAAGCACTCGTAGTCATAGCCAAATCGTTTCCAAACCATTCATTCTTTTTCGCCCAATCCTGTGCTTTTGAGTCAGGTTGTGGCGGTTGTTGAACTTGGGGTTGCGGTTGTTGAACAAACTGTTGTTGAGGTTGTTGAACTTCAACTGGTTGCTCAGTATGCTGTTGTTGATTCTTAACTCGATTTAAACTTTCGAGCTCAACAGCAAGTGTGGCCACATCCTTTTGTGCCGCCAACATTTCATCTGTTTCTCCGAGATCGTGTGCTTTTTTATAACGATCTTCAGCAGACGCAAGTTGGCTTTCAACTCTTGCACTGTATTCATCATATAGGTTTTTATCTTTTTGTGAAAGTGACGCCTGAGTACTGTTTAATTTTTCTTGAACATTTTTAGCATACTCAATAGCGGCAGCTTCTCGTCTTTCTGATTCACGAATCTTATACGTTAGCTTATTGATTCGTTTTTTAACAGATTCGCTATAATCAGCTATCTCATCTTCGTCTGATTTTTCACCAACTGATTCTTGAGGTTCAACAGGTTCTACCTGTTGTGTCTCTTGCTCTGTCTCAACCTCTTCGTTTTCAAGAGGTTCTATCTCAACCTCTACCGCTTCTTCTGCTTGCATGGGGTCAGCCATGTAGTTCTCCTTTTGTTGCGTGATTACTCTACATCTTCTGGGTTTTCGATAACCGCTAATATTTCATCATCGTTTAGTAAGCGCAGGTCACCACCATCTATTTTGATTCTGGCTCCTGCGTATCTGCCAAAAATAATCCAGTCTTTTTCCTTACACCACGGACCGTTAGGAAATTTATCTTGATCTTTATAAGCATCTGGTCCTAAGGATATTACGAAACCGACATTCGTAGCTAGTCTTTCTTTTTCAACGTAAGACTCAGCTAAATGGATTCCACCTTTAGTTACTGTTTTTTGACTGAAAGGAAGTATCAACAACCTGTACCCTGTGGGCGAAGGCAGTTTAGATATTTCTTCGTGAACAGTTTCTGGATCAAACTCTTTTTTAGTTTCGACATTTCTCACCATTTCTACATGGTCCGGTATCGGTTTTGTTGCATCAATTGACATCTTCTTGCTCCCTGATGTTTTGCAGGTCTATTATGATTCTTTCGGCTGAACTTAGACCTGATAGTTCACCCAAAATTTTTTGATAAGCCTCCCAGTCTTTTACTCCTCCGGTCACTAAAACTTCTGTTAGGTCTTCTTGTCTTTGTCTCAATTCCCTTAGTGCTTTATCTATTATATAAAGTGGGTCCACCTAACAGTTCCAGTCTCTACGTGCCCAATAGTTAGCACTACACCTATCGCTTTTTATGCCGCCACTGCGAGCACAATAAGATTTCTTACGTTTTTTGTTTTCTTTGTGCATACCTAGATTAGCGTCACCAAACGTGATACGTTTAATTCTATTACCACCGCTACTACACTGACCAACAAAAACAACTTTGCGTTTTTTACCGTATCCAGGCTCACCTTTACGAATAGCTCTTGGTCTATTGAGTGTTACTTTTTTACCTTGATATTCAGCCATTTCAATCTTCGTATAAATTGTTAAAAGTTATAGCAGGGTCGAGATAACTTTCATGGCCCTCGGCTGAGTGAATATACTGAGAAGGTGTGAAATCTGGAGCTCCTTCTCCTGTCACCCACAGAGCTGGGCTGGTTGCTCTGACTCTGTTGTTCGGTAATGCTACTAAATTTCCTTTCCATTTACAATCTTCTGTGATGTACATCACATGAGACTGTTTATGTTGAGCAGGGTCATCAGCTATAGAGTTATCTGTGTAGTCTACAGTGAACATATATTTCGCTCTGTAAAAATCCCCATCTATTTTAGCTAACCACGGGGAAGAACTTACCCTATCCATAACTACAACAGAATGGTGTCTAGCTTCACAATCCCACGGTTGTGCTAAATGATCTTCCATGGGTTCTCCCCACTCGTCAACTGGGATATCGGCTATTAACCCCTGTATAGGCATTCTTGCCCACATAGCACCGCCATGCGTATTCTTTTCTTTTGTTCCCTGAACTTCTGCGCCTGTGAAAACAACTTGAAAACTGAGAGATCGGTCGGGTATGGTATTAACGGCTATAGCTAAAGCGTGTAGGTATTCTTGGTGGTAGTCTTCATGATTAGCAGTAAACTCCTTCCTCACCCAGCATTTAAAGTGAGGAATGTTACTGATCAGGTAGGGCATTTAACAGTGTTTAGTGGTCTTTCTTCTGTCCGACATTACTGCACCACAACCCCGATGCTTAGATTTTCTGATTTTAGCTTCGCCGCCTGTGTTCATAAAACCCATACGATTTCTTACTTCTTTAGGTAGCTTACGAAGACCTTTATTGTCTTTAGGTACTTCTTTCAGCATTTCGCCACCGTATTTTTTACCTTGGGCAGCTTTTATGTTTGCTTCTGTTGGGGCACCTTTCTCGCCTTTTTTACGCATTCGTTCACCGCTTCCTGCAGCGATTCTTTTACGTTTAGCGTGGATGTTGGCCCAGAGTCCTGGTCTTTTACTTTTAGCCATTATTTTTTAGCCCTTCCACCTTTTTTCATGCCGCTGCGCATGCCGCCCGTTGCTTTATATTTAGTCTTTTTAGCACCACCGCCCATCATCATACCTTTGCGTTTACCGCCTGTAGTTTTGTATTTACTTGTTTTCTTGTTCATTATCTTGCTCCGCTAGGACTCGTATTAAATTTTGTGCCTTTTGTAGCAGCACCTTTACCTTGGACTGTTTTTTGCCCAAGACCAAAAACGCTTTTGCTGGTTGAGTTAAGAATTGTTGTTCCTTTAACTGGTTCAGCTAGATTAATCTTTTTAGGAGCAGGAAAGCTCACACTTTTGTATTTAGTTGTATCTTTCATTTACGCACCTTTTGTTGTTGAATCGGATGATCGAACATCTCTTAATATTTGACCATACGTTTTATTAATATCTCCTTGAGCTCTGAGTAGTGCTTCTTCTCTGTCTTGAGCTACTTTCATTTCTGCTATCGACTCTTGTGATTCTATTTTAGCTAAATCTACTTCGCTTCGTAAAGCGTCAGCCTGAGCCTTCTGCTCAAGTTCTTGTTGCTTCAATTGAACTATTGGGTCTACTTGAGCATTTTGTTGAGCTTGTATCAATGCTTGTTGTTGACCTGTTACCTGTTGAGCAGCATTGGCCGCTGCTAGTGCTATCTCATTCATCAATTGTTGCGCTTGCTCTGGCGGCATTTGTTGCATTTGATCAAGAGGTGGTAACTGCTGGCCGAGGACTTGTTCAATCTGTTGTTTATACCCCATGGCTGTGTGTTCTTGTATGTTAGCTGAGATAGCTTGAAGAGCCACAGGGTTTTGCTGCATTTGCGGGTTTTGTAAAAAGGCACTATGGGCACCGATGTACGCATCATGGTTTTGAAACTCAAACGCCTTTATAGGTTGTCCCATTATTGCAGATTGTTGTTCGCTTATTGGGTCTCTTGGTGGAACCTCAGCTGGTTCAGGTAAGAGTAGTTCAATATTTTTGACCTCTAATGCTTCGTACATTCTTTTGTACGCTTCTCGTAAATTGTGAATATCCGGTGCGGCTTGGGCCATTTGTAACTCTTGCTGAGCTAGCATGACTCGTTGTGCCATACTGAATATATTAGGGTCACTAACCGGAAGTATATCTATACGATCATCAAAGTCTACTTGTTTGATCTCTTGACTGGCGTTAGCTACGGGGTAGGGATAGCTAGGTGGAAGGGACCTTGAGAATACACCAGCCAAGAGACGAAACTCTTTTCTTTGAGCAAAATGCAGCCGCTTATGTATAGCTGACATAACTTTTGTGCCGCGCTCTAGCATTGCTACGGTTGTGCCTACTGGTAGTTGTTGACTGCCGATATCCCCAACCTGCATGTCTGCAATGCTAGCGAACCTTCTGCCTGAATCAATCAATATTCCCAATAACTGACTAAGAACATTGCTTGGTTCTTTATAGGGCAGCGGCATTAACGCATCTCTAATAGCACCACCAGGAACATCTACATCTCTAAACTCTCCCGGTCGTAATGGCTCATCTTCTCCTTGCACCCGCATACCACGTGCCTTGAACCCTGCGGGTAAATTGCTGAGCGTACCCGCATCAATCAACTGACGTAAAATAGAGGTTGTTGACTTAGTCAACCCACCAATCATGTGAATCAAGCCGAAACCGTAAAAACCGAGTCCTGGAAGGAATTTATAGTGTACAAAATACTCTTTTTTACGGAATAATTCGTCGGTTATGGCCCAGTTTCGACGTATACTGAGGACTTCATTTGAGTCCTCGAGCATGGTAACTATGTACGGAACAGCAAAATCATACTCATCTACGCCTTCTAACTCTAAATCGACGTGTATTTCTAGTAACGTATACTCGTTATAGTCGCTACTAGGCTTACTGAGTCCTTGTAATTCGTCTATTTTCTCTTTTGCTTCGTCATATTCACCCTCTCCAGCCGAACCAAGCGGAATATCTCGGTAAATACCGTTTAATTGCATTTTTCTGATGTCATTTCCGGTCATATTAATGACATGAGTGATTCTTGGCGACGTTTCTAGGTTAGTTGTGTCATAACTGACGACTAAATTCTCCGCTTTTACAAAAGCCGACGTTGCGCGGCCTAATAATGAGTCAAAATAGACTTTTTTGAAGGCAGAACCCGCCAAAGGTAGGTAAAAAAGCAAACTATCCATGTCTGGATCGTATTCTTGCATCACTTCTGTGATTTGGTAATTCATAAACTCCTTGACACGTTGAGATTGTGCCATTATTTCGGGAGTTTCTAGTCCTACGATCTTTGTATTGACTGGACCGTTGGGCGGTAACAGCTCTTTATACGCTTGGGCTTGAAATTGAGTGGCTGCTTCTGACAATAATGGGTGAGTTACCCCACTAGCACCAGGAAAAGGCATGTCACGGTCTTCTGATTTTATGCCTAAAAGGTCTAAACCGTCACTGAATGTGGTTAGCCACTCGTGTCTTGACTCTTTATCTTCTTCAAAAGAACCCATAAGTTCTGATGAAACCTCATTTAAAGAACTTTCATCTAGCACCATGGCTAAGTTCATGTTGTGTTCTTGTTCTTGCATTGCTGCCATTTCTGGCATGGGCAGCATTTCACCGTCTTGCCCTACTTGGAACTCGACGCCGCCTTCCGAGTCTTCCTCATCCGGCAGTTGTACTATTAGTTCCTCCTCTTCTTCTACGAGTAGAGGACTACCTTGATTGGGAAATCTTTGAACTTCTATTGCCATAGTATTGGGTTCCTATGTCTCAATAATAACTTATTTTCTTTCGGTATAAAACTTCTTCCTCGTAGTCCGTGGGCAGTTTAATAAACCCACCCTGTCTAAAACGCATAAGTGCTTGAGTGGTTGAGTCAACTAAGTCATCGTGATCACCCGCAGGGAAAGCTGCGCATTCCTCAATAACGTCATGTGCCCAAGTAGTATCAGGGTGCCAAACCATACCAGACTCAAATAACGGTGCACAACTATTGACTCTTGCAACTTTATCGCTACCTTTAGAGGGCGTGAAGTTTTGGACCGGAATACCTACGTTGCGTAATTCTTGGGTTAAGGGCATACCGGATGCCTTACCTTCTATTATCACTACGTCTGGTGACCAGTGCTCATATTGTTTGAACGCTTGTCCCTTGAGTTCTGGAAAATTGTACTTACCTTTAACCACGTCGAGTAGAATAATATGGGGTGCGTCACCGTTATAAATCTCGTCACCGCCTAGTCTACCTTCTGGGTAAAACACTCCCCATGTAGTTATAGCAGAATAGTCAGCCATCTCTGACTTCAAGAATGCTGTGTCGTAACTTTGAATAATATATTCACAGTTAGGTGGCTC